CCTATATGGGGCGTACAAATTAACGATGAAAATAGTTCTTTTAACCAGGAGCTAATTAATTTCAGCTACTGGTTGAAAGATAATACTGAAGGAAAGCAACGATCTAATAAGTTAGGCTGGCAGAGCACTGATTCTCTATTTCAAGAATATGCTGATTTTCTAAAACCTCTTATTGATCCTATTTCAACTCTTTGCAATGATATTGTTAAAGATCACAGTGAACGTATTAGTGCACCTGTGTCTGTAGACTCTATGTGGCTAAACATTAATCCTCAGTATTCTTATAACGCTCATCATGTACATAGTGGTACGTTAAGTGGCGTATATTGGATATCAACTCCAGAAAACTCAGGAAGATTAGTTTTAGTAAATCCTGCGGGTAGATCAGAGGCCAGTAGAATTAGAGTTAAAAATTATGGTTTGACTCCAACTCCAGGAGCATGTATAATATTTCCATCATGGTTAGAACATTATGTAGAACCAAATGAAAATACAAAGGATAGACTATCTATTAGTTTTAATATAAGTGAGGGGACTTTATGAGCGAAATTACAATTAAAAAAGAAAATAAACAAGATTTAGTCGATGTTGCAGAAGAAGCAAGAGGAAAATCTATTGCTGAAGTCTTCATGGCAACTAACTTAGCAGAAGTAAAAAGTTTTGGTGGATTAACAATCGCTGAAAATGCAAAAAAAGTTGATTTAGCTATTGCAAATGTTGCAGAAACAGAAAGAATTTGGAACCGTTCTCATTCACAATGGACATGGAGACATATTAATTTAAGTTATGCAGCTCCTATGAAAAATCTTCGTCAAGTAAGCGCTGAGATGACTCGTAAAAGAGAAGCGCTAGAAGAAGCTAAGTGGAACTACTTAAAAAACGAAATTAAGCTTAAACAAAAAGAAGACAGATTAGCCAAAGAAAAAGACCCACTAAAATCTCAATTAATTGAGATTGATATAGCCCAGCTAAAAAGTGGTATGGCTAATGGAATGAAATACGTAGAAGGAGCAATGAAAGACGTATTGACTCTTTCTAACTTGTATGATGATTTAAAAGATAAATTTAGTGATTATACTGAAGAGGATTTTGAAAAAGAAGAAGCACGTTCTCATCTTAAAAGAAGCATGGTCCAATGTTTAAGAGATGTAAGACAGTCTGGACGTATTACTAAGGGAGAGCAAGAGTATTTAGAGCAGATAGGAGTTAATCCTGGAAAAATTACTTTAGATATGCTTGCATATTTAGAATATGAACAAAAAATCGAAGATTACACTGTTAAACCTATGTATGAGTTTTTAGACGATATGTGTACTAAGCTTCTTGACCAGCTTCAGGTTGATAAAGTCAGAATGGAGCTACAAGGACTAAGAGATCATTATGACAGTGATGCACTATTTTTAACTGATGAATCTAACGATAATTCAGAGGAGAATTAACATGATTGTAGAATACAAATTACATAAACTAAGAGCACGCTCTGATAATAAAATTACCCCTATTTGGATTGATGAAGGAGGTCACTGGTATAACTCTGCTGATCACACTTATGTAGGATGCATAAGTGATAGTGTAGAGTATTATATTCCTAGCTCTTTAACAAAGTTTACTAAAGATACTTTTAGAACAAGAATCACAACTATGCACGCTGCCTCTACGTTTCAAAAAGATGATCCTGATAATGTAGGTGATACGATTGACATGACTGAAGCAGAAGTAATTACAATGGCTGATGATTGGTGGGACGCTCAAGTAGCTGCTGGTTATTAATTAAAACTTGAGGGGGAGTTTTGGAGAAAATGAATGAGTGCCGAAAGAGAATTAGATCAGCTTCAAAAGGACGTAGAAACTCTCCACGAAAGAACACAAGAAACAAAACGTGAGTTATCTACGCACGAAGCTGTGTGCGCAGAGCGCTATGAAAAAATGATGGAGAATTTTGAAAGATTACAAGAACAAATTCAGTATACTTTTGAAGAAGTTCAAGATCTAAAAATTTTAGCCACCCAAGGTAGATCAAGTTTAAAAACTTTGATCTTCTTGGGTATGTTTGTTGCAGGTGTTACAAGTTTTATCTATACAGTGTTAAACATGATTAGATAAATGACAGAAGAAGATAAATTTTTCAAAATTAATTTAGAAAAACTTTTGCGCAAAGTTCCAATGGTTAATCAACTTGATTTAAAGTTGAATGAAAGCCAATGGGGAATGGTAGAAGGTCTAGAGTCTCACCGTTTTTGGGTACACATTTCTGCTAGAAGAACAGGTAAATCGTACGCAGCAGCTATTTTAGCTTTTGCAAAACTCTTAGAGCCTGGTACACAGGTAATGGTAGTAGCTCCTAACTTCTCTCTATCTTCAATTATCTGGGACTATACTACACAAATCATTCGCGACTTACAATTAGAAACCGATCGCTTTAATCAAAAAGATAAAGTTATTAGACTTGTAAATGGTAGTACTTTTAGACTATTATCAGCTAACAACAGAGATAGTTTAATCGGTAGAGCTGCTAATTTATTGATAGTAGATGAGGCAGCGATTATTCCTAATGACGAATATTTTACAAGAGATTTAAGACCTGCACTTTCCACCTTTCCAGACTCTAGATGTTTATGGATCTCTACTCCTAGAGGAAAAGGTAATTATCTATATGAGTACTATTTAAGAGGACAAGATCCTGAATTTGAGCAATGGGGAAGTACTAGATTTACCTGGAGAGCTAATCCTTTATTAAATCAAGAAGATATTGAAGAAGCTCGTAGGAGTATGAGTAAAAACCTATTCGGACAAGAGTATGAGTGTGATTGGGTAACTCTAGAAGGAAAAATCTATAATATAGACGAAGATAGGCATCTAAGACAAGTAGAAGAAATTAATCCTGGAGATTACAGATATGAATTTTTAGGAGGCTTAGATATTGGTTACAGAGATGAAACAGCTTTCGTAGTAATAGCAAAAGATAGTGATGAAAATTTCTATGTGGTTGATGAGTATGTAGCAAAAGAAGGTACTACCTCTACTCATGCAGAACACATAAAAGAAATAGCAGATAGATGGGATATAGATACTATTTACATCGATTCTGCCGCCCAACAAACAAAAGCAGATTTAGCTTATGATTACGATATTTATTGTGAAAACGCGCAAAAAAGCGTTAATGACGGTATCTTAGCTATACAAAATTTAGTTGATAATGATAAAATAGTATTTGATATAGATAATGCTAGACACTCTTTTGATTCTATTGCTGCTTATAGATGGAATGAACGAACAGAAAAACAAAAGCCTGTACATGATTGGACATCTCACTGTTGCGATGCAATAAGATATGCCATTTATTCTAACCTAAGAGGTCAGGTCAGTATTTATGCTTAAAAGAATACCTATAAAATATATTAGAGATTATATTAAAAAAGAGTATAAATATGACGAATGTTGTTATATCTGTGGTTCTAAAGACAAATTAGAACTACATCACATATACTCTATTTCTGAACTGTTTCATCGGTGGTGTAAAGAAAATAAAATTGACAAAATAGAAGATGTAGAGTACATTAAAAGTATAAGAGTTAAATTTAAAGAAGATTATCATACTTATTTAACTAGTGATAATTTATATACGTTATGTAGTTATCATCATGGATTATTGCACAACTTATATGGACAAGTTTACCCTATATCTTATGATAAGAAGATTGTAAACTGGATAAATATTCAAAAAGAGAAACACAATGGCATTTAAAGATTGGATAGTAGAAAAACTCAATCCAGCACAACCGTTTATAGCAGCTCAAGATCCCTACAATTTGCCAGAGTCAATTGTAGAGTTTGAATCTGCATATCGGGAAATTGAGATTGTTCACAGGTCTATTGAAGTTATTGTAAATGCAGCAACTAGCGTGCCTCTAATAGTAGAAGGAGGTGCAGCTAAAAAACTTCACAAAATTATGAACGCCAAACCTAATCCTTTTGAGGATAGAGTACGTTTGTTCAGAAGGGCAATTTTAGATTTTTATCTTGACGGTAATGCATTTTTTTATTATGATAAAGAGAACGGTGGATTGTATTTACTTCCCGCGAACGACGTAGAAGTGGTTGCCGATTCAAAAACTTTTGTTAGTCATTACAACTATTTAATTCACAATGCTACAACTGATTACTTTGGTTTCGGACAACGCCAAACTACAAAACAAGAAAGAATCACATTTACTCCTGACGAAGTAATACATGTAAAATCTGATAATGAAGATAGTATTTTTAGAGGAGTTAGTAGATTAAAGAACCTGGAAAGACTCTTTGAGCTGTACTATCAGATGACAGAATTTCAAAGATTGTTCTTTAAAAATAATGCTGTTCCGGGATTAGTTTTACAAACTGATAATGTATTAAGCCCTAAAGTAAAAGAAAGACTATTAGAGGCTTGGAGATCAAATTATTCCTCGCTGTTTAAAGGAGCTAGAAATCCAGCTATTTTAGATGGTGGTTTGAAAATTGATAGATTTTCTAACATCAACTTTACTGAACTAGATTTTGAAAACTCAATTGAAAGAATCCAGCAAGATATTGCAAAATCAATTGGAGTTCCTTATGTGTTGTTAAAAAGTGGAAACAACGCAAACATAGCAGCTAACGAAGTATTATTTTATAATCATACAGTAATACCTTTGTTAAATTTATTTTGTAGTGCTTTTTCTCATTATTTCAATGGTGGGGTAGTCATAAGGCCAGATAAAACTTCTATTTCTGCACTACAGCCTGATAACAAAACGCAAGCGATGTATTATTCAACATTAGTTAATACTGGAATTATTACAGTTAACGAAGCTAGATCAGGACTCGGATTCGAAGATTTAGAAGGTGAAGAAAATAATCAGATTAGAATACCTCAGAATATAACTGGAAGCGCTGTTAACCCAGGCATCGGAGGAAGACCTGAAGACTCAGGCGCTAGCGAAGAGTAAAGGATAAATAATGGAAAAAACATTTTATTTAAACAGTAATTTTGAAACTAAAAGACTAGGTAAGTCTGCAGGATTAAAAATTGCAGGTTATGCTAATACTACAGATAAGGACAGGGTAGGAGACGTAGTTACCGCCAAGGCTTGGGCTAAAGGTGTAGAAAACTACAGAAAAAACCCTGTTTTATTATATCAACATAAACATGACCAGCCTATTGGAAAAGTAGATAAAGTTACTGTTGACAGAAAAGGGATTTACGTCGATGCCATTGTGAGTGAGGCAGCTGAAAAACTTCATGGAGTACAAACACTTATTAAAGACGGTGCTTTAAAAAGTTTCTCAGTAGGTTTCAGAGTTAAAGACGGTAATTATGACGAAAAAACAGATTCTATGACTATCACAGACGTAGAATTACTAGAGATCAGTGTGGTTAGCGTTCCTGCTAATCAAAACTCCCTCTTTAGTATCAGAAAAAGTTTTGATGGAGATTCTGACTATGAGAACTTTGTTAAAAACTTTAAAACAGAAGAAAGTGAGGAAGAAATGGATACAGAAGATACCCTTGTCGAAGAGAAGTCTGAAGCCATTTCTGAAACAGAAGTTGTTGAAACTGTAGAAACTACAGAGACGATTGAAGTTGAAGAAAAAGCTGAAGAAGGTTCTTCAAACGAAGATCTCACTGAAGAAGAAAAAGCAACAGAAGCAGAAGAGTCTACTGAAGAAATTGCTGAAGAGACTAAGACTGTGGAAAAGGAAACAACTTTAGAACTTTCTGATGAAGAGGAAGAGCTAGAGGAAACCGATCCTATGGAGCCGATTCCTTTTGTAAATCTATTGTCTGCCGAAACTTCTTCATTGAATACTGGCTCCTTTGTAAAATACGAAGGAAAAAGATTTAAAATTACTAAAATTGCTACTGCCGAATCTCCAAATTTTAAATTTTTAGAGGTTGACGTAAACGGAAAATCAGTAGATAATATAGATACAATAAATGCAGAAGAAATTGCTGTTGTTAATACTTGGGATATTGATACTAAATACGATATTCATGTTATCAATACAAAAACTCCAAGGTTGACAGATTCAATTAGAGAACAGATTAAATCAAACTATAGTGATTCTAATACTGCAACCGAGCAATATTTATTCCAGTTAAAGAACGATGAAAATATTGCAGAAAACTATGAAAACCAAGAAAAACTTAATAAAATCCTTAATTTAAAATCAAGTGGGGATGACTGGTCAGATTCAGACTATGTTTTCGCAAACTATTTAAATTCAATGATTTCAGAACTTAAGAAAACAAATCAAAATGATCAAAGAGATCTTGCCCTTAAGTTACACGGGCATGCGATTATCGAAGAAAAGGAGAAAGACGATATGGCTACTCAAACTGCAGGTGATGTGCTAACAATTGACACTGGCGCAACCGAAAATAAATCAGCAGAAGCTAAAGCCGCCACTATTGAGGTACAAGAGCCTAGAGTGGCCGAATTAGTTGAAAAAACTGGTGAAGCTATTATGGCTGAAGCAGATGCTAAAGATAGACAAGAGCTTGTTCAAGAGAAAGCAGCTTATACCCCTCGTGAGAGCGAGGCAGTTGCCGAACTTAAAGCTCAAATGGAAAAATACCGTGAAGAGATTGCTGCTCTTCAGAACAGCAAAATGGTATTCCAAGAGTCTCAGCGTAAAGAAAACCCATATTCTGAGAAGGAAATGGCTAACGCTGTGATGCTTGGTTATGCTCTTGGTAAGCGCGATCCTATGGATACCTCTTATGGTAACCGTATGAAAGCTATTGTCCAGTCTGGACATGGAGAGAACTTTATTTCTAACTTCTCTACCAATATTTATGAAGAA